TGGAAGGTGCTCTACAAGCGTCATACGAACTTCGCCATGGAGGCGTTTCGCGTGAACTTCACTGGCTCGCCCCAGTATGGACAGCGCGTTGTTGCCGTCATCAACCGTAACGCTGACCTGATGTACAAGACCTACCTGGAGGTGACGCTTCCGGACACAACCTCAGCCACCGGTGGACTCAGCGCCGATGTTCAGTGGACTGGCGATGCCCAGCGTCGCCTGGGGTATGCGCTTCTCAAGAAGCTTGAGGTGGAGATCGGCGGACAGATCATCGACACCCACTATGGAGAGTGGCTGTACCTCTGGGAGAATCTGACCTCGTCGTATGACAACTCGTGCAAGCTCGATGCGATGGTGGGAGGCACGCTTGGAGGTACATCAACCACCCTGACCTCGTGCGGAGGTCGTCCGGGTGTTCTGTATATCCCCCTGCAGTTCTGGTTCTGCCGGAACCCGGGTCTGGCGCTGCCCCTGATCGCCCTTCAGTACCACGAGGTGCGCCTGAACATCACGCTGGCGAGCGCAACTGATCTTGTGAGTGGCACGGCTGGTGTGTCTGGATCCGTGTCTGCAGCCGCTTCGAGACTGCCCCAGCTCAAGGACATGGCCCTCTACATCGACTACATCTACCTCGATGTGGATGAGCGCCGTCGGTTTGCCCAGCAGTCCCACGAGTATCTGATTGACCAGCTCCAGTATGGTCTCCAGCAGACGCTCACGACGGCCTCTGCCCGCATTGACCTGACCCTGAACCACCCGGTGAAGGAGCTGGTGTGGGTCTTCCAGGACGCCGAGAAGACAGACTGTGGATCTGCTACGACGATCGCTACGGGATACACGCAGCCGTTCGTCTACGATGACATCGTGAATCGCTGCCGCCTCCAGATCAACGGCCAGGACCGCTTCGATGAGCGCTATGGCGACTATTTCTGGAAGGTCCAGCCCTACCAGCACCACTCGGGTGGTGGCTTCTGGCCGACCCGCCAGGAGACCAACGCAGTGACGGCCACTGGAACAGTCTCTGCTCTCTCGGCTTCGTTCACTCTCACCGCTGTAGGCACCACGACCCACGCATACACCGGACTCACCGGAGTCCTTCTTCCCGGAATGGTAGTTCTTGGGCAGGGTGCTACGGGATATAGCGTTATCATCACCTCTAACCTGCCCTCCAGCGCAACGGCCGGAACATTTACAAGCACAAGCTTCACGTCGGTTGCAGGTACATACACAGCTAGCTTTGCGCTGGAGGGCTCGACGCAACCCGGAGTATCAGGCTCAGTCACCTCCACGGGCTCTGCTACGACGACCTACCAGGTGGCGAACCCGATCAACGTCTATTCCTTCGCGCTTCAGCCCGAGGAACACCAGCCGTCCGGAACCTGTAACTTCTCCCGCATCGACACGACCACGCTCGTGTTTGACAGCTTCAAGACAGGCACCTACCCGACCAAGAGCCGTCCGTTCAACTTCCGCATCTATGCAGTGAACTACAACATCTTCCGCGTGATGTCTGGTATGGGTGGCCTGGCCTACAGCAACTAAAGTGAGCACACTATACAATGAACGAGCCCGGCCCACCGCCAGAGGCAGACCCATGTGTCTTCGTTAGACGGGGTGATCAAGACAATCGAGCCTTTGCAGTCGGTGAGCGCGTCTGCGTGAAGAACCACGAAGGCGAACGAACAATGGGAAAAATAGTTGAAGACACTCCACACGATTTCGTCAAGCTGACATTGGACACTGACTTCCCATCCCGTCTTGCAAGGGGACAGGATAGAGCCGGGTTGGTTCTTATGCAGCCGAAGGTTTATGTAGGTAAGATGTTGGGGGCAGAAGTTGAGAATCCAGGGGACCTCGAAGGTGGCCGGCGCCGGAAGTCTAAGCGCACCCGTCGGCGTCGTCACCGGAAGCGTAAGACAACTCGTCGTTAAGTATAATGTTGGTGATCGTTGTGGTGTTAATCGTTCTCTTTACAGTTTGGGTCTTGTCCCATCCACAAACGTACTTCAGAAAGGAGTGTCCGACTACACGTTTGTATTCGGAAGGCACCCGCGAAGTCCTAAGGTCTGCTGCAACATTATCGGCGCCGGAAGACCCTTCCCAGGGCATTTTACGTGGTCTCGACCAAGGATATGTCCCATTTCGTGTGAGATAACATACTGACGGTAGCCGTCTAGATTCTGACCGCTCTTTGCAGTTCCGTGTCTCCAGCGTTGTTCATTGATCCGCATCTCTTTGCCACCAAGTTCGGCACAGGAAAGCGCAGGATCACATCCTGCCGACTTCAGTCCCTTGAGGGATGATAAGTGGATCACAACTTGAGGGTTAGACTTCACGGCTACAAAATGATAGCCTTGGGATTCCCATCCGTGAGGATCGGCGAGGCAGATGGCCACTTCTTGCGCAAAGTCTTTTAACGGAAAGTTGACGTCGGGATCTACGACCACCGTGTACGTGATACGCACCATTAAAAATGAACACGATTTTATTAACAACTACAAGAGTATGCCTCGTTGCCATCATTGTAGGAAGAAGACCCATCTCGAGTTCAAGTGCAAGTGCTCAAGTGAAAAAGTGTTCTGTTCTTCGTGTAGAACGACAGAGGTTCATGGTTGTGTACTTGTTTACCAGCCTATCGAGTTAGTTAAGGTTGTTGAGCCAAAGGTACAGAAGATCTAGTTCTCCAGGGGAGGCATATCGGAGAAGTCGTTGACAACCAAGTCAAGGAAGAAGTCGAGGGTCCTTGCTACGCGCTTGTCAGAGAGCTTGTGGCGGTCGAGCAGGGACCCCACGATTCCTCCATCGCGCCAGATCACCTCCAGCAGGATAGTCCCTCCACACGAGGTGAGGAAGCTGACATACCAGATTGGCTCATTGTAGTGCTGGATAACGCTTCCCGTCATCCCCTCGCGTCCTCCATCGTTCTCGATCGTCTTGTTGAGTGCGTTGATGAGTGTGTCGATCATTTTGTCCCTACTGTCTACTGTTGTTCTAAAATCAAATCCATTTTGAATACAAATGAACGTTTTCCTTGAAGCTGTGTTGGTTGGTCTGTTTTTGCTTCCGGTGTTCTGGGTCAGTGAAAAATTTGGATTTTCCAAGTGGATCACTGTTTTTGTCGCCGGCGTTCTGTTTCACCTAATCGCAGAGTTTAGTGGCATCAACAAGGCTTATGTCTTGACCAAAGTTTGAACAAAGTATTCCTTCAGCACATCGTAACTAGCTACGCGGACCCCCGCAAAGAATCCAACAAATCGATCAAGATATTGATCGTGTCTAATGCAATACCAGAGTATCTTAACGACCTTCTCCATCGGGATGTCGTATGGAGCCTCAGGCACCCAGGTGCGCACCGGATACCACGAACTGAAGACTTGCCGCGACGGGCAGTCATAGGGGACGCATACGTCAAACGCCTCTCGCAATGTCTGGATGCTGATCATTCGTTGCGGAAGTTGTTCAAGAGTAACGTCCATTCTACTGTCTAGTCCACTAGGACCAACCGTTTCCATTTTAAGTGTTGAGGTCTCGCATCTCTGTCTTCCTTGCCAGGATGTGCATAACGTGGTCTCGCAGTCTGTTTCCCAGTGAAGGTGGCGGTTCTTTGTATGGCGGGAGGTTGTTGTAGAAGCACCGGTTCCGGAAGTCGTATGCGATCATGTCTTCAAGTGTTGCCCCGTTTGGTCCGTAGCTCCAGCAGATCTTGTTCCCCTTCCGTCCAAATCCATACGGGGGTGGGCAGCTGCAGTAACATCCTCTACACTGCATACGCTCAGGGGGTCCATACTGAAGTTCACGAAGAGAAAGGAGAGTCATTTTGTCGTCAGCCCACATCCCTTCTTGTTTTGCTCAGACAAATCCGTTTTTGACGCCTGACTAAAAATGAATATAAAAATCATTAGAGTACTCATGAGTTCAATGGACATTCAAATTGGAGACTGTGTTACCCTGATGAATACGATGGACGAGAAGACAGTTGATCTGATCGTCACGTCTCCTCCTTATTTCCAACAGCGCGACTACGAAGCAGAGGGACAAATCGGCCGCGAAACTACGGTTGAGGACTATGTTGCGACGATGGTTGTCTGGGCAAATGCATGCAAGCGCGTCCTTAAGGACACAGGTAGCTTGTTCTTGAACATCGGTGACAAGTATGAGAACAAGGGGCTTCTCATGATTCCAGAGCGACTGACGATTGCCATGTTGAGCAATGGGTGGGTGCTTCGCAATAAGATTGTGTGGTACAAGCCGAACCACATGCCGTCGTCTGTGAAGGATAGGTTCTGTGCAACATGGGAGCCAGTGTACTTCTTCACCAAGGATTCTGGAAAGTATTACAACTATCCGTATCATTGCAACTTGGATGTTCTTCGTGAAGCACCGACCACAGAGTCTAAGATTCCGTTTCCGCGTACTCTCAGCCTAGAGGAGTATCCAGACTGGACAGAGCGGATTACAGAGTTCAACGCCAACAAGGTCTCAAAGGGAAAGTTCAAGAACGCTGGCGTCAACAAGGGTGCAAGTCCAGGTGCCCGTCAGCAGACAGATGTTGTGTATTCCCGTATGCGAAAACACGACATGTCTGAGGAGAAGAACTTGGAGGTACATGGATATCTCAAGGAATGCGCAAAAGCGAAGAAGCAGTCTGCAAAGAAGCTGGACGAGACCTATGGCTATAAGTCAAAAGCAGGACACTGGCTTCGTCTTGATCATGGTCGTTCATTGCCTGACGTAGATGACTATCGCAGACTCAAGGACATTCTTGAACTGGATGACCGCTACGACGCAGAGATGTTGGAGGAGCACTATGTCTTGCAATCCGTCCAGAACAATCCCAAGGGAAAGACCCCCGAGGACTTGTGGTCGATTCCACTCACACATGAAAAAGGTATTGATCACTTTGCGATGTTCCCTCTAGAACTTCCAAAGCGAATTATTCAGGTTGCGTGTCCACCTGGCGGACTGGTGTTGGATCCTTTCGCAGGATCAGGCACTACAGGGTTGGCAGCTCAGCAACTTGGTGTTCGGTGTTGTCTGATGGAGTTGAATCCTGAATTTGTGGAGCTGATTCGGAGGCGAACCGGTGAACACTGTAAAGATCAGGGTTCGTAATCACAAATCGAAGCTCTGTGTCCTTCTGCTTTCCAGCAATCGCATAGACATGGTTCTCGTGCGGGAACTCTGCGATTCCAACTGACGTTGCAAAGTACCCTTCCTCTTCACTGAAGGACCACTTGAGGAACGAGACCATGGTAAACACGGGCTTCCCATCAATCTCGCGTAGCTGCTTTCCGACGACAGGGTTTTCAAGAGGCACGAGTTCACTACGAGCCTTGTTCAAGATGTGAGTGAATGTGCGCGTGTGCTGTGCGATTCCCAGATGAATCTGAATCCCACTGAATCCTAGCTGATTTTTCTTGTTCCACTCGTAGAACTCAAAGTCACGATCATTGTCAAGACACCCCTTGGCATCAAGCTGAAGAATGAACTCATCCGTCTCAATGTGTGTGTCCGACCGATGATCCGTCACTGACACCCAGTATTCAATTGCCATCTCGCGAAGTGTTGACGTGGTCGCCTCGTGCACAAGCGACTGAAAGTTCGCATTGATGGGTTGGTCTTGCGTCCTCTCAGATCGAACATACCTACGAAACCGCTTGTTGGCGTTGGGGATCAAGTTCGACGTGACTGCATGAACAAGCTTGTTGAGAAAGGTCTTGCGAAATGCCTGCATCTTATCTGTTGTTGTATTCGACATCCTGAGGGTCTTATTTCTTTGGTCCGAACCTTTCCGTTTTAGCCGGACCGCGTCACAAAGAATAAAATGGATTTGATAGGATCAAAAGAGATAGACCCCATCTCTGTCAAAATGTCAGCTTCTCAACAGAACGGTCACGATTTCGACAATGAGGTCAAGAAAGTTTATAACGTAAGCGATGTTGGGTATACTTCTATTCACGACATTCCCCCGCAGTTCAATGAAGACACCGCCGCATCCGTGAAGAGCTCCGTTGGAAATACGTGTGA